TCGCCACACGCCTACTCAGTGGGCGACGTGCCTGGAAGTTGTAGTTCCTGCCGGTGACAGCGAGCAGCGCACCCTCCACGAGGGTTAGCGCAGTATCGCTCTGCACCGACTTCACGATTCCGATGAACGTCACACCAGTGGTTTCCACGTTAGTCCGAGAGTACACGAACATACCTGCCTCGGCCTCAGTAAGAAACTGAGTGCCGGAGCCGGATACGCTTGTGGAGTCCTGGGCCACCGTGATGGTACCCGTGCCAGCGTTGACTTTCGTAGCACCCGCCCAATGGACAAGTGCAGTCTGACCGGAAGGATCGACCCTTTTCTGCCATCCGATGATCGTGCCTCCCCATGGATGTGGGGAAGTTGACACCGAGTAACGTTCGCCAGTATTGATCGCCAACCCAAGTCCAGAACCGTAACCGTTGGATGCGAAGGTTGTAAGATCCGTGCTAAGTACATGAAGCTGCGGAGCGGTGCTCTCGCTCGCGCCCTGACCGATAACGGCCACCCTCCACGTACCGTTGGGATTCTCTGTTCCGACGATACCGATGCAGTACCTGCCCGTTAGGGCGGCGATGTCGTTACCGTCCTTGTTCTTTCCTCTCTTCACCGGCCCACGCCGTCGAACGTCGTTAGGCTTGTGAAGTACAGCGTCTTGGATGAAGCGCGCCTGACCGTCCGGGATCTTCCAGGGATCAAGCTGCGTGTTCATGCCCTCGGGCGCAAGAGCTACGTCTTGAGTCTCAAGGGGCATGTTAGTCCTCTAGGTCGCCAAAGCTCGACAAATCCCAATCCATCACGAGGACGGAATCGGGGCTGTCCCACTGCTTGATGAACAGATCCTGCCGCATCAAGCTGATCTTCTCTTCGTACTGCGCCTTGAACAACTGCGCGTTCTCGGCGTCGTCCTCCTGCGCGTGTAGACGATAGATCGCACCTAGCGGGATCGCTTTGTGGTGACGCTTCGGGATCAAGATGGCGTTCTCAAGAGTACCGGATGTGACCTCCGGGTGCTCGCGAATGTACACGAGAGTGAAGTCGCCGGTCTCCGGGATGGGCCACAGCCGCATCCCTTCGCCAAGGAAAAAGTAGTTGTACGGAATGCCGGTGAGCGCCAGTTGATCGCTCCTACGCTCGAAGTGCTCATCCATGCGGATGAAATTGATCCTGTACCCCGAGGTATTAGTATTCACGATCTTCAGGAGGGACGTGAAATCGGACGGGAGTGTGACTGCTCCGGTCGTCCCGTTCACCTCACCGGGTGCGCTAATCGTGTCTGTGCTCTCAAGGAACGGCCACGGGTCGCGGGTACAGATGTCCTGAATCGTATCGTTGATTACCTGCACCTTGTCCGTGGTCTCGATGTCCTCGAACCCGTGGAGGTCTAGGACGGTGAGCATTTCACTAACGTCCACTTAGACTCCCTTCGGAACGAAGATTCGAGGGAACGGGTGAACGCCTGTCTGTCGAAACGCATGATCGCGTACCTCCGACACCAGGGTTCCCAGGTCGTCCCACTTGGCTGCGCGGGCCTTCTCAAGCTCCGCGTTGTCACGCAGCATCGCGTCATAAATCTCTGACCCGTGCTTGCGGGTATTGGCCGCATCTGCCCGCTTGACCGCCTCTTCAGGCGTGGGGAGTTGCTTGCCGAACGTGAGGACGCACACCGGCTTCTGGCCGTGCGGCATCTTCACGAATAGTGCGTAGTCTCCGTAGAGCGGGTGCTCTCCGTCGATAACGCGTCCGAAGATCAGGCGGTCGTCGTATTCCGAGACAGCCCGATGAATTCGGTACATATCAAGGTCAACGACACCGCGCCCCGGAATGTAGATCCGGTTGACTGGCGAGTGCATCATGCTGACTTCTCCTTACTAGTTTAGGTACCGGCGAGGGATTTGCACCTCAACCTGCGCTTCGCCGTTGCCGGGCTTCTCGAACGGCAGACCGCTCATTCGTCCGCCTGCTTCACCTGGATCTTGCTCTCAGCCATGATCCTCCTCTCCGGTCAGCGGCAGGGCACGAGGACGCCGACGTGGCCGCCGTCGCGCAGCTCCCGCTTGAGGCACCGCGGCTCGCCCATCCCCACCGTCCTCGGAGGGGACGGCTGGTACTGATCCGCCGTCGCGTACCTCACGGTTGTCTCGATCTTGCAGCGCATGAGTCGCTCCTTTCTATGTCCAGTCGTACCGGGTCGAGAGGGGGATTGTGGCTCCCCCTGGGCCAACTAAGTTACGGTTTAGTAGCCGGTGTCAGTCAAACCAGTCAGCTTGGCAGAAGTGTTGCGCCTCTCGGCCACAACCTCCATATCCCGCTGAAGCGCCCACTCCCACATATCGAAGCCCGTGATCCAGTGAAGGAACGAGTTGTCCTCATCCAGGGGCTTGAAGTCCTTGGACTCGGCAGCGATATGGATACCGTCAGTGTCCGGAAGGAACACGGCACCGAGGGGGCAGTCCACGTCTCCGAAGAACGGCTTGTCCATGAAGGCAAGAACGCGGAAACCGCCCTCAAGCTTCATCGGCTCAGTGAACTGAACCTGCGACTGAAGATCGTTGAAGTACGCGCGAGTGATACCGAACGTAGTCCAAATCTCAGACGGGGACTCGCCAGCCTCCATCCGCACGCGGTTCCACATCTGGTGGAGGTCGTCCTGGGAGAACGCCCCACCCGTGGAATCCACGAGCGAGCGCCACTGGTCAAGACCAGCAGTCGCCGGGTTCAGACCGCCAAAAGACTCCGAAGAGATAATAGCGGAGATACCCGTGATGCCAGCGTTGCCCGACGCATCGACCGTGTTGGCACGAACCAGGAAGTGGTTCGCGGCAAGGCCGGTCGGATCGGCGGTAAACGTGACATTGAGGGTGGACAGGTTGACAGACAGAACTTCCATATCGACAGCGCTAGCCACCGTAGAGGTGAAGTTCGCAGTACCGTCGAGAACCATACCGGGGACGATATGGCCCTGACGGATCGGGGCATCGGACGTAAGCGTGAACGAAGCCGCGCCGTTGTCCACCGCCACCTTGGCGATTGCCGCAGAGGCGTTGATGCCGCCCGCAGCCGCAGCACCGGCGATGTCGTAGCCACCGTAAACCTGGCGAGCCAGATCCTTACGGAGGTCACGATGGAGGCCATCGGCCTCGTACTTCAGCGCCCGCGCGAAAGCGGCAGCGTTATTCGCCGTGGAGCGAACGGCCTGACCCGTAATCTCTCCACGACCGTACAGGGACTTGAGGTTGTACACGGCGCGATTAGGCCGCTGCTTACCGGCAACCGGGAGTGCCCCACGCTCACGCGCAGGCCCGACACCAGCATTGCGACCAAGATCGACCGCCACGACAGCCTTCAGACCCTCTACTAGTGAATCGGCACGCGACTCAAGACGGTTCAGACCAAGAACCTCGTCATTGACCTGACGGTTGATTCCCGGAATGTACACCTCCTTGAGAAGCGTTGCGATTGTGTCTCGGCCAGCACCAGCCATCCGAGATACCTCCTAGAGGGTAGAAGTTGCTAGGGCTAAGACTCCTGATCGAAGAGCTTCTGAGCTAGCTCGACGGCGTACTTATGACCCTCCTTGATCGTGCGGAACTCGACAGGCTCTTCCGTGTGAGCCGCCCCACCCGTGACGGGCGAGACACCCTCCGGAATCTCCTGCTTGCGGGCCACGTAGTCCGTCGCCCACCGATCCCGCATGCCCTCGTACATTTCCTGAGCGGCCCAAAGGTCGCCAGAAGTCGAGGCCGCGATCTTGTAGATCGAGTCCATATCGTCGTCGTCGTACGAAGTGTGCTGCCGCCGGATGTCCGCATCCTGTCGCTCGATTTCACGAATCACCGACTGCTGGTACTCGTCGAAATCGCGCTCCTGGGCGCGCTGCTCCTGCTGCCGCTGCCACTCGCGTAGCTCGGAAACCTCTTTCACAAGAGGATGTTCGGGGTCGATGCCAAGTTCATCCCAATCGGTACTTGGGGTCTGAACCTCGGCCACTGCGTCCGCTGCCATGCTCTGAGCCTCGCCCAAAGACCAGCCAGCATCCGTTAGCGCCTTAGTCAGTTGTCCGTGTACCTGACGGGCGAACTCGCCGTCCGAACTCAGCTTCGTCATGAACTCGTACGCCTCACGCGCCTGCGCCGGGTCTACCCCGTCGAAAGCCCGTCGAAGCTCCGAGATTTCCTGACTTCGCTGTGTGAAGCCCCGCTGGAATGACTTGTAGGCGGTGATGATTTTCTCCCGCGCAGCGGGATCATCTACGCCCTCCAACAGGGATTCAAGGTCGGCCCTTGGAACGAACTCTTCCTCCGGTTCCTCGACCTCGGGGGCCGGGGGATTATCGTCGGGAGCGTCCGGTGCCGTCGCAGCAGGCTCGGGTGATTGTTCGCTACCCGGCTCGGGGAGAAAATCCGCGGCCTCAGGATCTTCTGCGAGCAACTGAGCAGCGAGTTCGGTCGCGCGTGCTACATCATTCTGTTCGGGTGTATCAGACAAAGTGCCTCCTAGTTAGGGGAGTGGGCTACGCCCTTGTTCCCTCTTCTATAGCGCGGGGTACGACCCGTTCGTACTCCACGTCCTCGACTACCGACTCGCGTTCACGAGCGGCATCGAGCGCGCCAGCGATCAGTCCGCGCGCTAGCTCACGCATAGCGGCGGGGTCAACCGCAGGCTGCGACGGGCCGGTGTTGCGCGTCAGGCCCTTCGCCATGTTGATCTTGTCGGTCAGGACACCGATACCCGTCATTAGGTCACGAGCGGCTACTTCGCCTGCCTCGACTTTCGCTGTCCACTGCGCCAACGCCAAATCTCTAGCACGACTCGCATCCTGGATAAAGACCTGCGCTTGCGCTTCCGCGATTGTTTGGATGTCCTGTGAGACTCCATCCTTCTCCCATGTTTTCTTCCACAGCCGTACCGTGGAGATAGGGACGCCGGTATCGCGGGAACTTCTCTTGACGTTTCCTTCATTCACAGACAGGGCGAGGTAAACCCTCGCCCTATCATCGTCAGTATACTTACTTCGCTCCGCCACTAGGCTTGCTCGCCGCCTTCCTCTTTACCTCTTCATCGAGGTTAGCTTTGCGCTCAGCGAGCACCATCTTATGCACGGCTGCCGCCGTGTCAAGTTGCTGCCTCGCCATATCGCCTTGCAGCTTCACCTGCCGCTGCGCTAGGTCGGACTCCACGAGAGGATCATTCCCTGCCTCTTCGGCGTCGGGTTGATCTACGAAGTCCTGAACCATCGTCTCAAGCGGCTGCTCAGTGAACTCTTCAGCCGATGCGTCCACGCCAGCCTTCTGCATGATCTTGCTGGCGACGGTCGGGCCGAGCGTACCGTGCATCGAGAGGGAGACGCGTGGCGACTGCCCTTCGGGTACGGGTGCCTTAGCCCTCGACTGCTCTTCCTGCATCATATGGTGGATGTAGAAGCGCCGCTGGATCTGAGGCGGGAACTGCTCAAACTCCACCGACACCATCATTTCGTGGTGAACGTCCAGGTGTACTGGATCGTTGTCGGCGGGGCCTGGCTTGAGCGAGGCACGCTCAAGAACGTCCATAGCCTCCTGCTCGTCCATGATAGGCTCGCCCGTCTCCGGGTTCACGCCTGACTGCACGGCCTGCTGCGCCATCATGAATTCCACTGCGTTGATAGGTTCGCCACGAAGGATCTTGTCGTTCTCACGATACGCCTGATCTTCGTCGGCTGCCCACTTCGTCGCCACCGACCGCATATCAGCGATGTCGAGGTATTTCCACGCCTGCTGAGGCGCGAGGATACCACGGTCGATATACGATTCAATCCGCGCCTGTCTACCCGCGCGCGTGCGCGGAAGACCGGAACCGGACTCGGCAGTGACATCGACCCCTCCGGCGATGTCCGCCCCCTTGAACTTCTTGACCTGGGTACTACCGCCGCCGCCCCTGATCTTCAGGAGCCTCGGCTCGACGTAGTACTCCTGAGCCAAAGTCAGGAGGATCTTACTCGCCCGCGCTAGCGCCATTTCGATCAGCTTGATCGTCGGGGCCAGGCGGTCGGTGGACATTTCCTGTAGAAGGTCGATGGCAACTCCCGCCTCCACGTTAGGAGGTACGGTGCCTTCGGTGACTTCGTTGAGCATGAACACCTCGCGTAGACGCACCGTTATGTCCTGAAGGTGCTCGAACACGTACGGAGGCATGGCCGGGAGTTGCTCAACCTCCGGGCGCATACCGCCCACAGGCTGGAACTCGTAGACCGCGCCAGGCTCCGTGGTGAGTCGGCGCTTCAGGGAGCCAATTGGCGCCCACACGCGAGGTTTGATCGTCAGGTTCTTGTACTCAACGATCTGACTAATGGTTCGGTTTAGCTCCTTCTGAAGCGGACGCGCTGCTGTGACAACGCTGTCGTCGTACACCGAACCGGGTACTCGGACGCCTGGGAACTTCACCAGCGGTAGCTGGTTCACCTTGTAGGGCCAGGGGCCGTCGTACAGAATGTTCTTCTTTGGGTCGGCTGACCCGTCGTTATCGGTTGCCTTGTCCTCCACCCACACAACGTAGCGCCCCTTGGGCAGTCCGCCTTGCGGGATGAAGTAACCGAAGTATACCTTCTTGACTGAGGGGGTTTGCGACCCGTCTTTACCAGTGTCGCTGCCACCCAAAGGAAGGCTTCTGTCGGGATCGACCGGAACGCTATCCGGCTCGACCCGAACCTTGAACCGGGCGTAAATCTCGTCCGGGTCAAGTGAGTGTTCGCAGATTGCGTACTTCGCCTCTGTCCACGTCTTGGCCGTTGGATCAAGCCACACCTGGAAAGGCGACAGCACATCGACCCTCACGTCGCCCAGGAACACAGTCTGGTCGGAGTAGTCCTCCGGCAGACCCATCTGAGCAAGCTGAGTCTTGTACAGGCCAATCAGTTCATCGTTCGTGACTACCTGACCCGACTCCGGGTTGACGGTGAACGTCATGGGCTTGCCCGCTAGGGCGTCCCACGACAACTTCCACCAACCCTGACCACCGAGGATTGACCAAAGGATGGCTTCCTCAAGCTTGTCCTCAAGCCCGAGTTCCACCCACCAATCCTCAAGTAGAAGCTCAGCAGTCTGCGCCGCACGAACGTCCGACTGAGACGAGGACTGCGGGGTAGCAGACAGGACTGGCTTCGTCTTGGTCAGTTTCGCAAGGAGCGACTGGGTACCGGGGGTGATCTGGTTCGCCTGTAGGCGGACACGGTACCGGGGCTTGTCCCCGTCCTCGGTGCCAAGAGTCTCAAGCCGTCCACTCTTCGTAGAGAAGGTGTACTGCTTGTTCCGGTAGAACGCCATGTTCAGGCGCCAATCCTTCTCGTGACTCTTGCGGAACTTCTTCAGGTCGTTGAGCTTGTTCGTGAGGTCGGCGGCAGTACGCAGTTCGGAAACGGGCTTGATGCGCCCGGTGTTTCCTCGGTCTGCCACTTACGCCTCCTTAGTCGCTCGGGTAAATTTCAGCACGGTACGTCACGTTCGTGTTAGCCGAAGTCACGCACCGGAAGTACTTGTACTTTCTGCTCGTGGCGTTAGCCAGGAATATAATCTTACCACCCGTCGCTGTCGAGACGATGGTGGCTACGGCAACGGTATCGGTCGCGTCAGTGATGTACGCGATGTCGTACCAGTTGGTTCCGTCCGGGCTACCCTGGAACTTCCAGGTGACGGTCGGAGTACCACCGACCGCCTCCACGACAAACTGGAAAGCTAGGGCCATGTAATCGGCCCCGATCTTTACAGCAGCGTGTGTGTTGTTGCCGGTACTTCCAGCGGCCGCCAGAAGGTGCCGGTCGTAAACAAGTCCCATCTATCTTCCTTTCCTGCGCCTCCGACGCCCAATACCGCCAGGGGTGCTCCCGCTTGGGGGCGGGTCGCCTCCGCTGACGCCAACAGCACCGAACGCTTCCTCCGAGGGAATCCCTGCGGGAGTGAAGCTGATAGCGCCTACGCTGATCGAAGGAGTGCCAAATGCTTCCTCGGGTGCGATACCCGTGATGTTCAGGTTCACAGCCCCAGGAGTTACAGTGGCCGTGCCGAACGCTTCCTCGGACGTGATGCCCGAAGGCGTTACAAACTGCGCTCCGGATGCCACTTCAGGCACGCCGAAGGCTTCCTCCGACGCGATGCCGGAAGGAGTTAGATTGACCGCACCGGGGGTGACGGTCACGCTGCCGAAGGCTTCCTCAGATGGAATGCCTGCGACAGAAATGATGTACGACACGATGAGCGTGCCGAACGCCTCTTCACTGGCGATGCCAGTCGGAGAGACGGTGACAGCGCCAGGTGTTACGGTAACTGTACCGAACGCCTCTTCGCTTGCGATACCCGCTGGCTGAATGTCCTGAGTGGACGGCCCGCCTAGCAGTTCCGCGATAGCGCCGCTGTCATAGAAGATCAACATTGGTTAGCTCCGGCCGCTATCCCTAGACATTAGACCTTCCTTGTTGACCACGGAAGGGTGATAGTCCCTGCTGTTGCTTTCACGCTGAATCTTCGGTTGTGCAGGAACGGTATTGAAGGGCTTACCCACAGTAGTTCGTCTGTTGGCTGTGAATCACGAATAATCCACTTCTTGAAGCCGCGCACTGTGTCAGCAGAGCGGGCCTTTTCGTACATGCGAATCTCTAGCACGTCCCCATCGACCATATCGTTCAGGTCGATAACTAGCCAGAACACCCCATCGGTACCGTCGTTATCGGTTCCAAGGAAATGTTCGGTAGTGCCGGACGTGGTTTGAGAGCCTGATTCGTATTCAGTTAGCGCCATAGTTACTCCGCTGCGTAAACGGCCACGTCGCGTACCTCAGTCTCGAAGCTAGCAAGACGGGCGAATACGCCGTTGACCGTATCTGCGTTGATAGGCCAGTATACGGGTTCTGAGGGGAAGGGGCCAGTGATAATCTCGGTCTGTCCCGAGTAAAAGAGCCATTCTCCGATGGTGGTAACTGCCGCCGATGTGTCTCCAATTCCGATCTGAACGACAGTGGTACCGCCCGTAGCAATCGTGGTATCGGTAGACGCCCCGTATCCTACGTGCCACCACTTGTAGTCCTTAGTGATCGGGTCTAGGATAGTAGTCCACGACCCGAAAGATCCGGACGCAGGAGTCACGTTGGTTCCCTGCGAAGCAGCAGTAGAAATTCCGAGTCCCTCCCATAGAGTAGGGACTTCCATTCCATATCCTGCTGCGCTTTGATGCAGGTATACCCCTACTTCTGCGATATCAGAAACAGCTAGTGCCTGCCCGCGTGCAGAAAGACGCTCTCCTTGGGGGATGAACACCGGGAAGAACCATGACTTCGGACGGTCGTCCGTACCCGCACCACCAGCAAACCCTACGTTCAAGTTCTCAATCAAGGTGCGTTCGGAGCCAGAAGCCCCTACACCAATATCGAGAAGATAACGTGTGTTCGTGTTCGCAACAGCTACATCATCTACGACGACGGTAAGACCGTACGTATCCTGGTCGGCCGTTGCGATCAACTGACCTGCCGAGTACGCTCCCTTTGTGTGAGCCGTACCCGAGGTAGTGATCGTAGTACCGTTTCTATCTGCGGCGGTGATGTTTGTTTGCCTTGGGCCAATGCCGCCACTGGGCGGAATCCAGATTCCCATTCCGCCTCCTAGAGCTTGAAGATACGGTTAGATCCGTTGTCCCAAGTTACCGTGATGTCCCCGCCGTTAGGCGTGACAGAAAATCCATCAATGTAAGCAACAAGAGGCCGGGTAGCATCCGTGCCGCCTCCCTCTGAGTAGATGATGAGCGCCTCACACGAGTCGCCGGTCGCGCCTGTGAAGGTCACGTTAGCGGCGTCAAAGACGCCCCCCTCCGGAGAGTCGGTGGTCGTGGAGGTAAGGGTTACAGGCCCTTCCTCCTTTGCGGCAGCAGCAACATCGTTCAGGAAGTCGTGAGTGGCAAGGTCTACCGTGTAGTCCGCCGTGTCGATAAGCAGAACCTTGAACAGCGTCTCGCTCGACGCGTCCTCGTTCGTACTTTCGAGGGTTGCCTTCTTGTAGCTCTTGTACAGTCCGCTAGCCAAAAGTGATCCTTTGCATCTTGGCGAGCAACTCCTGCTTCTCCTGAGTGTCGTAGTGCCTGCTCAGGGTGCCGGTTGCGTAGCCCTTGATTATGAACTCGTCGGCTTTCTCCGCGATGAGTCCATACTCGCGGCCAGCCAGATACTCCCAGGAGCCTTTGCCGCCCCCAACGCTGTTCTTGAACACGACGTTCGAGTTTCCAACCCACTCGGGGTTGGGGCCGAGGCCGTTAGGCTTCCTCTTCCACAAACGCACTATCAGCCTCCTTCAGTAGCTCGTCGGCTCTCGCCTGGGACATTTGCCCGTCCTCCACCAGGTACGCAAGATCCTCTTCCAGTTCGGTCGAGTACATGCGGAACGCCGGGTCGTTCTCGTCGAACTTTAGTTCAACGTCCGGCCCTGCGTCGATCTGGCGGTGGAGCGGTAGCTGCGGGGTACTCGCGGTGGGGCCAACCATGAGAATGTAGTTCTGTAGCTGCGCCACCTGCGCCCGCAGGAAATCAATCTCGTCAGTCAGGATGCGCGTCTTAGTTCGCCAGAACATTGCTGAGTGCGTCGATCCGTTCCTGAATGTCGAGCAGAGCGCGCGTGTCGGCAAGCATCTGGTCGCGCTGCGCCAGTTCCTCTTCGATCCTCGCGTACTGTGCTCCTGTCTTGTGTCCGAGCGCCTTGGCGATCAACTCGCCGCAGCGGTCGCAGATGTACTTGCGTCCGCGCAGCGGCTCGGTCACGGTGTTGCGGATGTTCTTGTACCCCGTATCGACCACGCGGGCCGGGGGCTTTCGCTCGCAGAGCAGGCAGATGCCCGGTGCAAGCAGCTTCTCTCTGTTGACAAGTCTGAATGCCATTAGTACTCTATCCCCATTTCAGGGTCGTAGTTCGACGACCTCGACCTCCGGTGCCGCTGGTCAGCTAGCTCCTGAAGGGTTAGGCGTCCTTCACTGAACTCATCCTCGGTTAGGAGGGACTTGAACGGGAGCAGTACGCCCGCCGTCCGCAGCCCAATCTCCACTGCGTCGAGGATATCGTCGTGCGTGTTCTTCTTCTCACTGTCGTAATCCAGCCACTCTTCGATGAACTCCCGGTGAGCGTGGCGGTGAATCCGCACCTTCCCGGTCTTGAAAACCGGGGCCATACCGAGAATCCGCTCCCACTTCTTACCTGCCGCCAACTGTGGGATCACGTTGGGGAAATTCGGGAGTCTGATAGCCTGGTCAGCCAGGTACCGGGAGAACGCCACCGACTCGATGCCGATGTACTCCGGACGGTACTGGTCGTGCCATAGCTGGATCTTCTCAAGCTGTTCATGGAAAGGAATCCGCCCCGCCCAAATGCGGAGCACGTACGCCTGCCCGGTGTCCCGCTGGACTCCGATCAGGGCCATGGCGAACTTGTCGGCGGTGTTAGCGAGGCTGACCGCCGGGTCGATACCGATGTACGTCTCTAGGTCGTACCCCCCTCCCTCCTTACGAGGGATGGTGATAACGTCCTCTTCTGTGCTCTGTTTCTCGAACGTGAAGTAGTGCAGCCACTCGCCGCTAAGCTCTTTCCCCGCCATGCTGTCGAAGCTAGCCATGAACTCCTGCTTGAACATGAGTGGGTGGTAGTCTCGCCGCGCCGCCTGCCACTCTTCCGCCGGGAAATGGGGGTTATCGAGTGAGCGGTACTCTACCGTGCCCACGTCGATGTCGTCGGCTAGATGCCTCCAGAACAGGATGTAGAACCAGTTCTTACCCCGTGGAGTGGTCGTGCAGATCACGATACCTATCTTGTCAGACAAGGCAGGGCGCGCGATGTTCCACGCTTCCTCGTCCGGGATCAGAGCCGCCTCGTCGATCCAGAGGATGTCGAGACCTGCGCCTACCAGCTTGTCCGGGCGCTCTGCCGTCTTGAATTCGATTAGAGTCCCGTTCTCGAACTCGATGTACAAGTCCCCACGGTTCTCTTTGTAGTCCTTACCCTCCACCAAACCAGACAGGCGGAGTACTTTTCGCATGTTATGTAGGGCTGCACGCCCCGATGAGCGGTAGTCAGGAGTCAGAATCCAGATGTGGAGTGGTTCATCTGATATCTTGTTGTGCGCGTCCCAATGGAACTGCGCCGGGTGTGCTGCGTAGAACAGCACTTCCCAAGCCGCCGAGAGGGTTTTTCCCCCTCGTCTCCCCGCTACCAGGCACCTGAAGCGCCGAAGTCGCTCTTCCACACGGTTAGCGTGGAAGGCTATCTGGAACAGATGCGGGATGTACCCGTTTTCTGCGAACCACACGAACTTGGGCGAAAACGGGAGGATCGCGTCCGTTACCTCTTCATCTGTGTTGAACGGCAGGCCCTCGTGGGCCTTGACCCTCCGTAGATCGCTCAAAGTTGTCTCCTAATCTCTAGATGCGCCACATTTCGGGCAGTTTATCCAGTACTTCTCGTTCACTGCCCCGCATTTATGGCATTTCCAGGGGGTTTTCCGCGCCGCGCGCGTCTTTTTCCACCCTGCGTTAGTCCCACCGTCCACGTTGATGTGAACCATGGGCGTCTACTTACCGTAAACGATGCCTCTCGCCCGCTTAGTGGACAGATCGACCGAAGCGGCGACCTCTACACCGTCCGAAGCCATGGCGACAAGCTTTACAGTGGACACTCCGTTACCCGGATCGACGATGTACGTCTCCGTACCGCTCGCCTCATCCTTCGGGCTAAGCTCGCCATGGTAAATCTCGCTCGAAAACCCGAACATAGCCGGGGTAAGCGCCTCACCGTTGGCGGTGTAGTTAGCACCAGTGGTCGGCTGGATGTCCACGATGGCGAACCTGATCCCGCCAGGGGCCAGAACGCCCTTTTTCACGATTGTTACTGTGCCGAGAGCCATTTTGTCTCCTTCTTGAGTGGTGTGCTCTGGATCGACGCGTCCTCCGCGCCGCCTAGAAGGGGGACAGATGCCCCTCTTCATATTATATAAGGCAGAATATGGGCTTTCTGTCGCGTTACAGTATGAAATCCGTAAAAACTACGTACTTGTGTTACTGTTATTGACCCTTTTCGACCCTATCTGACCCCCTTTCACAAAGTGAAATCGCACTACTACGGGACTCATTCCGGTGAGATTCGAACGCTTCATGGAGTCGTCCCTTCGTAGTGCTCTTGTAGGTACGTTTGGCTCTAATAAAGGAAGACAGGCATGGCATTTGGTGTTATTCACTGCCATAACTGCATGCACACACCATGATAGTACCCGTTCAACGGGGGAACCCATAGCCTAAACGCTATAACCTATACCTTTGTACGGTCTTTTTAGTAGCAGGGAAACATGTGATTTGCAGGCAATTCACGTACTCATACCATATCCATACCGGACTCATACCTAAGGTATAGTACACCCCCTCAGCCCCTGTACCCATGCGGGTTTGTGCCCCCTCTACATACCTGTACGTACACGTACGTACGTAGCTACCTTCGGTAGCCAGGGCTGCGGCGCTGCCTCAGTCTGCGCTCTACTGCGGAGCAGTAGCCTCGGTGCCTCGGCCCCTCGTGTGCGCTGATCCAGACGCGGGGCGAAGCCCTGCGCGCCGATCTGCTAAGCTGCGGTTTCCGCTGCTCGGGTCGGCCGAGCGGCACAGACGCCCCGAAGGGGCGAGGAAGGAGTGGCTAGCATGGCTGCTTCGCAGAACAAGGGTCGGGTCACGGTCGCGGCACTCTCGGAGAGAGTGGATGCTCAGGATGCCAAGCTCGACGCCATCCTGGCGCACCTCACCGCACAGGAGCCGAAGGCGGCGGACAGTGAGCCGCAGGAGGATGCTCCGAAGCCGAAGGCTTCCCGTGGCAAGGGTCGCAGCACGGCGACTCCGAAGGAGTCGAAGTGGGTCAAGGGCTGCACCTTCACTTACGTGAAGAAGGGCGGCGGCGAGTCGCAGTTCGAGATTGTCGGTGAAGCCGACAAGAAGGGTCGGGTTCCGGCCCGCAACCGCCTCAGTGGCTTCGCCACTACGTTCAAGCTGACGACCCTCGATGCTCTGGTACAGAGCAAGCACGTCAAGGACGTGAGCTAGCTTGCGAGTCAGGAACTACGTTCCTGTCAGCCACGTCCCCTGGTACGACTGCGAGGGCAGGCTTGTGCGAACCCTTCGGGTTGGTACGGTCACGAAGGCGCGGCCCCCGGTCGTCCGCCGAAGGCGGCGGAAGGCATGACAGTCACCGTCGTTCTACGCAGTCCCGAAGGGACTGAGCGGCGCGTGATCGTGACAGAGCGTAGCTCTGACGAGGCTACGATGGCTGCGGCTGTGCGGTGTGCCCAGCGTAGCTGGGATGATCGCTGCGAGGGATGGCTTCCCGTTCGCGTAGATCCGTACGCGTAGCAGCGTAGCTGCCACGAGCGTCCATGAGGGCGAGAGAAATCTCGCCCTCTCTTTTTGCCTGCAAACAGGTACAATTCGGAGCGTCCTATGCGCTCCCGTACGTCACGCGGCCCGCGTACACGTACTTAGCTACGGCGTTCCCGAGCATGGCAACAGACGACACCGGCTCAGTTTCGGTGCGCGAAGCTATGCCTGCGTACGTTGTCGCGCCAGCGAACGGACTCGACTAAACTACACACCCCCCCCCCCCCCCC